ATTAGTTCAATCTAAGCGTTAATACAGATTGCACCGACTGATGGTCTTACAACCTTCAATCCGTATCTCATTGACATGTAAGAACCGACAATTCCAAATCCGGGATTTGCCTCTTCTACGGTCAATGGTCGTCTCTCCACATAAACCATTGGCTTAACGGACAAGTCGAACATACCTATTCTGTCTGATGGAACCCAAGCGTTTACCACGACATCTAATCCGTACAAGCTTCCAACTTTACCTGTTAGGGCAGTTTTGTTGAAAGGATTTGCAGCATTATTTAAAGTGGTTGTTGGATTACTTGCATCTCCAGCTTCTCCTCCAGCAGCTGCTGTGAAAGCAGTTACGAAGTCACCAATCTTTAAGAGATGGTGATAGTGAGCAGGGGATATGAACAAGTGTGTTGCATTGTATCCGTGTGTTGCTATGCGGTCAATTCCTTTTGCGACGTCTGCGAGAGCGAAAGCACCAGCTCCAGAACCACCTGCGCTATTGAAGTAAGCACCACGAATTAATCGTGTGCTTGATTCGTTAGCGTAAGATGTTAATCTTTTACCGGATGCGTCGATATCTGCGGCAGCCATACCGCTACCAAAGAATCCACCATATATGTTGTTTGTGAAGTTAGATAGATTAGCTTCGGATGTATCTGCGTCGATAGCATAAGTACCGAAGGTCGTGTCTGCTGCACCACCGAAAACAACCTTAACTACGTGTTCGGTCATGTGTCGGTCGACAGCTCTGCGAGCTTCTGTCAATGCCATCTCTACTTCATTGAATCTAGAGTCTTCTATCATTCTTCGGGTTACGGCCGTTGCTATACCCCATTCTTTCACTGAAATACGCTCGGAGCGTAGCTTAGTGTGTTGGTATTTCGGGGTCGAACCCTCATCTATTGGTTCCAGCTTCATGCTGGGTTGTGCGAAAGTAATATCAATATTACCGCCTGTATCAGTCGTCATTGGTTCTGCAAAGTATTGCATTACTGGAAGGTCTGTGACCTTGTAGTCCATAATTGCGTCTTTGTAGTCGACGAGTATGCGTTCTCCGGTTCCACCGGTTGCGGCATATGCACCTGAATTAAGGCTAGTTAGAACACCGGGTGTTGCTGTTGGGTAATCGGGCATTTATAATTCCTCCTACTTCTCTAGCCCCACAGGACTTGTTGCATGGTTGCAGCACCGCTGTGAGCACCACTAGTATCGATATAAGTACCAACGCCTACAGCAGAGCTGCTTGCTGGTCCAAGGTTACCGTCAGCTAATGTAGCTACTTGGTCTCCTCGTCCTATGGTTCCTGAACAAAACATGTTCAAGACTATACCTTTACCTGTGATTACACTTACAGTGTTTCCAGATGTTGCATCGACCATTGCGACTCCAATAGGCATAACATTATCTGCTGCTGCTATTGTGTCTACTTGAGCGTCTGCTCCCATCTGTAGTGCGTACCCTGCTGTGATGGTACTACCAGCTGTGAAAGGAATAATCCTTGCTGGAGCTCCACCATCGTTTACTAAAACTTCTGTTGCCATGTTTAGTCACCTCTGGGTTTATAGACTTCAGGGTTCAATCTAAATCGTCCTGAATTGTCCATTTTTATACCAAACTTTCTTTCTGTTTGCTCAGGTTTTACTTCTCCTTCTGGAGCTTTACCTTTGCCGAAAGAACGCTCGGTTTCTGTTTCTGGCACTGGCATTGCTGCCAATGCTTCGCTGAATCCAGTCAGCTTCATCTCGTCCCATGCTGATAATTCTTCTAAACGTGAAGACTTCTTCTCCTCATCAACAGTTCCAAGAAGTAATTCTTTAGAGATAACAGCCTCGATAGTCTTGGCTTTTCTCTCCTCAGCTTCAGCGGCTTTGCGAGCTTCTTCTGCTTCTTTAAAAGTCTCAATAGATTTGAGAGCTTCATCATAAGCTGATTGAATCTCTTTGTTAGCTGCTTGTGCTTCTTCTAACTGTGTCCTGAGTGAAGCGAATTCGCGCTCGACGATATTCTCAGCGTCGGACTTTACTTCCTTAACTTCTTCGGTCATATTATCTACCTCTGTAGTTGTCCCATCTGCTTCACAACATTCTTTACCGTCGTTACATGAGTCACAGCAATCTTTATGCTCTTCATCTTCAGACTCTGAATGTGCACATTCCTTTCCATCTTCTATTGTACATTCCTTACAGACGGGGTCCATTTTTTCATTGTCTATGAAACTAATTTCAGTAGGAGTTACATTAGTAGCAAAAGTGCTACCCATCACATCAATATCGTTTGAAAGCCAATCAATACTAACATGTGTCATGTCTCCCTCCTTGACCTTATCCATCACTTCCTGTCCACGGCCATATTTATTAGATACTGTTGCTAGCATCTGGACCGCTGTTTTTCCATTATCCATCTTGATTAGAGAAGGGCTCGTTGCCATGCCGATTAAATCCTCCTCAGTTCTTTGATGGTCGACATAAATTGGGAGTTCATTAAAACTCTCAATATGTTCTTTTAAAATATTGTCTTCAATATAAACTTTTTGTTCTCCTTCCTCATCAGTATACTCATGAGGTCCGGATGTAATAGCGATGACTGGGAATGTAACAGAGTCAACACCCTCATCGCTTGTATAAGTTAAATCTTCTGCTTCCCCTACGGAGAGCGCAAAAGAACGACGCACTGGTTCTAAAGATTTTCCATCTGTTCCAAATTCCCGCTCAACACCATTATCAGCTGCCCAAAGATTACACATACCATGTGCCATCTCGTTGTGATTATCAAAACCACGCTTCTTTAGTGTTTTACCTACAGTGTCTACACATTGTTCTATTTTATTCATGCTCTGTCTCCTGTAACATTGGCGGAAGGCTTATTGCCTCTGTTCTGTGCTCTGGCGGTTTCTTCTTTCTTGTCTTCATTCTTTCCACCAGAGATGTTTGCATTCTTATCACTTTGTTCTTTCTTGATAGGAGATGCCTTGATATCTTCAGAAGTTTCCATATCTAATTCTACAACTCCTTCAGGGTCAAGACCACGCTCCTCTCTAACTTCGCCGGGTGATAATACACCTTCAGATAGATAAATCATATCTGTCTTAGCTTTAGTGAATGCGTCATCAACATTAATTTGCCTGAACTTAAACTTAGCCTCACCACTTTCTAATTGTGGCATTAATTGTGCGTTAAGTGCTCCTTCTACCATAGTTTGTAAATATCTTACATATGGTTCAAAAATAGGTCGAGCTTGCTCAGGTTGTTCCCACATAGTCATAGGTACTTTCAGTGCCATGTGGATTTTCTTTAATATGTCGTCTGTATACTTACCGTATTCAAACGCTCTTTGTGTTCCTTGTAATTCTTTGATTACTATGTCGTTACCATGTATAATGTCTTCACCGGGTTCTAATGCATTGAATGCGTCAACAATCTCATTAATCTTATCCGGTCCATAAGGCATATCTGGTAAACCACAAGATATATCAAAGCGAGAAGATGCATACTTATTAAGTGCTGCTCCTATATCTCTCTCTGCGTAATCTTTTAAATCTATTAAATACATAATAGGGTGGATATCTGATAATCCATAACCATAGTCTTCGAATTCGTTATTCTTAAGTTCTATGATTTCATCAGGTTCGAAACGAATATTTTCTTTATCGTCTCCTACGTCCTGATAATAATACATTATCTGACCGTGCTCATTGCGTTGAACATACATGTTCTGACTTGAGCGTAAAATTAAATTGTCTCCAGTCCATTCTAAATATCCAGTTCCAAATATACGTGCATTCCGTAACCACCCATAAAGTACGTTTTCCATGTTTATGTCTCTGAACAGTTCTTCTACATCGTCACGTAACTCATCTTTCTCAGTTACAATATCGAAACAGTCTTTAACTGCATAAAGACATGGAAGGTCAATTAGTGTTCTGACTATAGGGTCAGCTAAATAGACATTAAGATACATTCTATTACTACCTATATGTTCTTCATATTTTCCTGATGTTGAAAAACCATAGTTAGAGTTAGACAGTTTAAGTCTTTTTATAACACCTGCTCCATAACTTCGTGGGTCATCCTTTTTGAAGGCTGGTTCGCTTCCTACGGATGCAAAACGTCGCCTTACATTATCAATAAACGACATGGCTATTTATATTAAATCGAAAATAGTATATAAAGCTTTCCTCCGATTTATATCAAAATTTACCATATCGGCCTTTATTTAGTCGAACTCGGCGTTGTCGAGTGGTAAAAAGACCCTTATTAGAAACCTTCCCTGAAAAGTCTCTTTGGACCTTTCGAGGGCTTCCTTGTTTTAAATCTGCGTTACCAAAACTACCTGCTCCCGGTAACATACTTAAAGTGGCATGTAGACCCATTGCAGAACTATCACAATAGTCATCATGCTTTGTATCTGGAGCAGCTATCTTTTCTGTCTTATTAGCTGCATCCATTGTATATTGTAAGTCGAAATGTTCTCTTATCCATTTATTAATTACCTTAGCTTGATGTGGTAATAGATTATCAGGACTAGGCACTATTACGCGCCCCTGTTGGATAAAAGATTGATAATCTCTATACATCTGTGTTTTAGTACCTCTAGGTCCTCCTGTAAAAACAAAGCCTATAAAATGTATTTGTGGAGCTGAATTGATACATGCTAGTCTGAGGTCTTGTTCGATAGCGCCACCAATTCCCGTACAATCCACAATAAGCTTATCAGCACCAAGAGCATTAGAAACATCCATAATACGCTGACGTTGAAATGGAATGTCGTGCCCACCAGTTCTAGGATTGATTTCTTCAATGTATATAAGGCGTGCAATATCTTCTGTCGCAATATCCCCCATAGACTTCTCCCTTCTCCATCCTGTAATAACAGTAGAGTTAACAGATTTCCCAACATCAACACCGACAGTAATGTTAGGACCGTAATCTCGTCCCGACTCAAGGGACTCTGGGGTTGTGACTTCATACTCATGTAGACATGCTTTTATTTTTTCTGGATTGAATACATTCGATACAGACTCTACAAACTCACATTCGTATTCTGTCCTCCAGTAGATAGAATCTTCCCCCCATTCGGTCATCTTATCTAACATTTCTACTTCTGTATAAGGAGCTGAATAAGCATCTCCGGGCTTCACTGCGTCACGCCACGTATAATGTAGTCTAGTAAAGGAACCAGCATATCCATCATCATAAAGATAACGCCACATATGGTTATCTTTTGATTTTGGAGTTCCTAAATTGATAAATGGCGCTTTATTAGAAACTATTGCTGGTTCTACATTATCTACAAAGAGTCTATCATCAATAAGTGGAGACTCGTCAACAATACATAAAGTAGGATGTTGTCCACGTATAGCCTGTCCCTGATTACTAGGCGCTAATGGTGCTCTGCGCATCATTGTGCCACCTTTCATGCGTATATGGGGCTTATTGTGGAATTTATAATTATCTACTAAACTATCTAAGAATTTATTATCCTTGAAGTTTCGATACACATATCCAAAGATTAATGCAGCTTGGTCCTCTGATGGAGCCAATACAAAGATTAAATCCCTAAATCTTTTAAAAAACATATAGATAGTGACAGCTACCGCTAAGGCGTATGACTTTCCACTACCACGTGGCGCTAAAATAGCCAGTTTACGTTGCTTACCATTCTGAGGATGTGTTAAAGATTTAACAATTATATCCTCTTGCAGTGGTCTCAACTTTAATGGTCGTTGTTTATTATCAATTAAATACGTTGCACAAAAGGCACGTATCAATTTTAACATTTTATCTTCACTGTGTCTACACTTTTCGAATATATCCTCTAATCCTCTTGAATCATAAGTTCCTATTCCACTAAGAGCTTTCTTTAGTGTCTTCGTTTCGTTCTTTACTGGTAGACTCATCACTTAAATCCTCCAAGAAGGAAGCAAATCCTTCTGTCTTCTGTTCCACTACACTTGGTATTTCAATGTTCAACGCTCTGAATTCCGTATGTATGTCTTTAACGATTGCATTTCTTTGGCGCAAGAGCTCTGTTCGTAAGTTAATATCCCGAAGATGTACAGAAATTTCTTCCCAAAGAATGTCTTCAAGAGTGAGATTGCGAGCCAGCAAGCGTACAAGTTCTTTATGACGTTCATATTCTCCTTCTCCTACTCGCTGGCGTAACCGCTGCTCATATTCTGTCTCGTTCAAATTTTCTTAGCTTCTGTTAAAGCGTCTTTGAGTTCTGTCTTAACAACCGTAGCGAATTTATCATCGTTCTGGTCATATGCTGACATTATTACATTTCTGAGCATTGCATCTTTTACATGCTTTTGAGCTGCTTCATCCAGCTTCTCGTAAGCTTTAACCTGTGCTGCTGTCATGGACTTATCCATAAGGTCGAGCAATTCATCATCATACTTCTTTAATAGAGGTAATAACAAAGCTCTTACAGCTGGTTGTGTGTATGCAATATAGGCCGCGAGTGCGCCTATAACTACCAAAGCTAAAGCTAGCTCAGGTGAGTCACTTAATGCATCCAATAATCCATCTAGCATTCCAGATTCGCTTACATCATCGGCAGTAACGTTACTGGTCATATTAGTGTCTAGAGCAGTATCATTATTGCTTGTTTCGTTTGTTGTGTTGTTTGACATAGTTTTCTCCATGGTGGGGCTCCCCTTGGACTCTGGCGTATGCCTGTCCTCTGAAGCCTTGGCCCTAACGGGCGAGCCCTTAATAACTAGGTGGTCGCCCTATATAAGGCTTACTATTTACTCTCTTAAAGTCTTTTTATGAGAGCGTGCTTGGCGTTTGCCTATAACGTGTCCGTGATGCTCTCTTCGTGCTATCTCGGATTCTGTTACATCTCTTATCTGCTTTAGTGCAGTTTCTTTAGATATAGCGTGTTTTTCAAGAGCGTGGGTTTTACCACCTACGTGGCTGAAGACTTTCTCTCCAGAGCCACTCTTTCTCATTGTTAGCGTTTTATCTATATTGTATTTTTTATTTTGACTTACCATATTTTCTCCTTATAAAATTAGCGGCGCGCTATATTCCTATGGTTCTGGTAAATCCTCTTCTTGTCCAACCATCCTAACTTTCTCTAGCCATGCTACAGATGTTGGGGTTTCTCTTGGACCTATTCTACCGCTTCCATCTGAAGCCATAAATTGTTGCTGGGTTTCATTGCCCGGTGCATCTATGGATTCATTATGGGTTATGGGAAAGCCTCTTACTGTTTTCTTGGCTTCCATAGCAGCGATATCTGCTTCACTTACTGTAGAAAAATCTAATTTCATATCTGGATTATTCTTGTGAAAGTGTTCTCCTTTAAGTTCTGGGTCGGCCATTATTCCTCCTCCCCAGCTTCTTCTTCTTCCTCTGCTTCAGCGCAGTCGCAGTTGCAGCAGCAGTGCATCTTAGATAATAGAGCTTCTACTACCTCGTGTAATCCTGCGACTTCATCTGCTAATTTCTCTTGTTCGAAATCGTTCATTTTTTGTTCTCCATTTTATGTTCTTGTTCTTGCTGTTTAGATTCTATCATCTGAGCTTGTGACTGAGCTTGGTTATTATAATCAATAACAGATTGTGCTTTTATCTTATAGAAAGCAGTCTTCTCAGCTTGTTCTTGTTTCCAGACATCTAAAGCATCTTTGATAATTAGAAGGGCTGGCCCACCTAATATAGCAATCAAAGTTGTATATCCTTCTATGTCTTCAAGAACTGCGGCATCGTTAAGTCCACTGTGTATAACAAACCCAGCAAACCCAACCCAGAGTAAAACTAAAGGTACAGCAATCATGAACATAAAAATATCGTTAAATGTTACTCCTTCCTTTGCTACGTCTTTATCACTCATTTGTGGTTTCTCCTTTTCCTGTGGCTTCATCTTCTTTTCTTTCTTCTTTCTCTTCGGTATCATTCTTATTACTGTTTGTAATAGTCTTCCCCATGGCGTTAAAAACCAATAGGTTATCCGGAGAGCAAAGGCAATTACTATTGTAATTCCAGCAAGTGCTAGAGCAACTGCTGAAACTTCCATTAGAGTTAGTAGAAACTCCGCTAGAGGACTCATTCATTCTTCCTCCATGAAGCCGCCATTAGCTTCTACTTCTTTCATCTTCATTTCAGTAATCGTCAATTTTAAATCGTCCATATCAGATATAATCTTTTCTAACATGTTTGTAATGATAAGCATTTGCTTTGCTTTCATTCCTCCTCACCTATACTTTCCAATAGTTTCTTATATCTAGACATCGAGCACCCATCCTATATCTTCTATATCGCCGGGTCCCCAATTAGTGGAGTAACCGACATATTCTCCATCTTCGTAATAGTCTCCGTTTCCATTATAATCTGCATAATAAGATGTATAATAAAACCAGTAACCTTCATAAATGTCATTAAAGTTTTCTTCAAATGGTGTTTCAAATAAATCATCATATTCAAACCAGTGTTCATCTTCTGTCCATCCTGATACATTAAAGAATACTTTGGTATAGATGTAATTATCATAATATAAAGACTTATTACCATCTTCATCTTCATCAATCATCACATGTATTAAATCATAATAAACAAGTATAGGTAAAGGGTCTTCATCATCATCACAATTAGTATCAAAGTCCATATACATATCTGTGCTATGGTTAGATGGTCTAGAAACATTTCCATGAGATAAACCTTCCCAAGCATACATATCAGTGTGGTTACAATGATTTTCTTCATGTTCATATTCACAAGAGCCATCATCCTCTGTAGCCTTATCATTATAGTTGTTTGCATCTATATCCATACAACCATATACTGTTTCGTTAGTTTGAGTTTCGTTTGTATTATTTCCACCTTGATTTAAAATATTACATCTACCATTATCATGAGTAGCTTGTGGGTCATAGTTAACCGCTTCAGGGTCTGTACAACCATACACTATCACAACAAAATTACAACTACCATCATCAAAGGTAGCTTTAGGATTATAGTTAGTGGCGTTGTCTTCTAGACAGCCCCCGATGGGGCCTTCATCGTCTCCATTCATAAATTCATGAATAATAGACATGTTAGCCCCCCCACTCAAGAGCGCTAGTAATACGACGGTGATTATAGTCCCTATCTTTTTACCGACTTGTGTTTCTCCGATTTTATCGGCAGCTTTGCCAATAGTTTCGAATAGCTTTTCCTCTTCGTCATCGTCAGGTCTTTTGGGTCCACCAATCCCTAATATCTCCTTTTCTTCATCAGAGATTACAGAGATGGCTCCATAATCATCGCGCGCCATGTAATAGTTTTACACAACGCGCATATATAAAGATTTCGCCTAATCGAACTCAGGAAACTGTTCCTGACTATCAAGCTCTATCTGTCCTTTCAATTTTGAGTCTATATCTTTATAGACCTCTTTCTTATATGTTTTCCTTTTAGGTTTCCATACTGGTATCTTAGCGTCACAAGGTCCACCATTAGATTTATGGAAAGAACACCATTTACACAAGTTTTGTGGTACTTGCTCATAACGGTCTTCCATTTCTTCTCTTTCCTTAATACAGTCGTGTACGAACTTAATTAAGTCTCTAGCTTCATCAAGTTGATTCTGTGTTACCTTTACAAAGAAAGTATCATCAAAGCGTAGATAGTTAACGCCTACAAAATTAGGCATCTCACCCATCTCTAATGTATACAAAAATGCATAGATAATCAACTGGCGATAATATTCTTCTGGTAAATAGGGCCCATAGCGCTTACTAGTTTTATAATCCAATAAAGTAGTTCCACCATCAAAATCATTACATACAACATCTATAACTCCAACTATTGCATACTCATGAGATTTAACCCAACGTTCTGCATACTTTGGTGCAACTGCATTCCAAGCCTGTTGTTTAGTTTTAAATATTTTCCAATGTACCATCTCAGTTAATTTCTTATTAACGCTTTGTACAAAATTCTGTAATAGAGCTTCTGTCTCTATATACATAGCATCCATTTCTTCTTTGGTATGAACTTCCCATAACCATTTATGTTTTGCTATTTTCTCTTCCCAACCCTTTTCGAATTGGTCTTGAACCCATATAGCGGGTCCTCCTTTTTCCCATTGTGATAACGTTCTGAACTTATTCTTAAATAAGTCTTCTAATACTTTATGTACTAGAGTTCCACGGAAGAGGTGTATCGTTTTCTTTTCAGGGAGCTTACTTATATATTTGTAGTAAAATTCTCTAGGACATTTCATATATGTATTGATTTTACTTGGGCTCAGCCTCATGTGACTTGGTGTCCATTTCGTCATGCTAATATATCTCCAATTTGGTTTAGTAACTTAAGTGCGCTGTCATAAGCGAATCTACCTTGTTTATCGCTTACCTTCAGCCTAAAGGGTATCATTCTAATTAAATGAAGTGCTGTATAGAAGTAAATCTTTGCTCTTAATACTTCTTCGTCTTCATCTAACATCTTACTCCATAGATTGATATACCCTTCAATCTGAGGAGAGTCTAATGAGAAATCAAATGTTTCTAATTCTTCATCTGGTAACTTAGACCATGTTTCATAATATGTTATAAGGGATTGAAACATCTTCCCCATATCTAATTCCATAGCATCCATATACTCTGCTCCATCCATATCAATAAGTTTAACATCATCATTCTTTAGGTCTACTAAAATATTTTCAAATGTTAAATCTCCATGAACAGGACATAGACTTTTAGGTGCAAGTATCCAACCGAATGAATTTAAACATTCATCTAACAGTAAACGTAATCTACCTGAATGGTCTAACAGTTCAGCCCTCTTAAAGACTTTCTGTTCTAAATGTTGGCGTAACCAATCACGACCATCTTTTAATGTTGCTTTATAGTTGTATACATTGTTGGTTAATAATTTAAGTAATTTCTCTACTGCTCTATACTGTTGTTGTATATGACATTCAGAGAGAAGTGTATAATCTTCTAAATATTCCATCTCGTAAAAATACTCATAGGAATTGTCTTCTTCGCTTGTAACATTAGGAACTAATGAAGTGTAAAGGGTTTTAAACCTTTTTAATTCGTTTGCTTGTTTCTTTAATTTAATATAACCTAATTCTAGATTCTCAGATTTAGAAGCAGTCTTTCTTACATACCTCTGGTCTTCATGTTCTACTAATAATGTATCAGCAAAAGACCCACCTTTCATACGTTCAATTATGTTTACATGTGGTATAGAAACCTCAAGGTCTAATATACCATCATTACGTTTAACTTCAAAGGCACGTGCTGAAGGTCTTAAAAAATCAGAAGGTTTACGGTCATTAATCACCACACGTGGTCCTGAAGATAAATCCATAATTAATTTATCATATTCTATATTGTTTCTCAATAGTTGAGATTCTAAATATTCACGATTTAAACTATTACGAGCTGTAGTCAATACAATGTAATAACCTTCATCATACCACTCTCTTAATTTCTTAGTAGCACCTTCTAATACTTTGATACCCATTGTAGATGGAGAGTCTTCATGTACTATCACTGTTCCATCTAAATCACAAAATATAGTTCCTTTACTTTCTTCTGCTAATGTCTTTTTTAATCTTTGAGGGTCACCAAAGAATTTAGCCCAATCTATTTTTACAGCTTGAACATCTTCTAAGTGTGCTACTATATCTGAAACATTATTACCATCATGTAAATTAAATGCTTCGATATCTTTTATAAAGATACAACCTATAACTCCAAAGAATTCTCCAGTAGTATCTGGTAGTTTCTTTTCTGCTATACCTGTAACCTTACCGGTATTAGTAACAGAAGCTATACTCCAAGACTTTATATCTTCTCCACGCAATGGCCATACTGGTAATATAGCATCGTAACCTTCTAATACATTTTTAAAGATATTATCTACATCTAACGCATGGTCACAATCACAAATGATAGCAGCTCCTTTTATATTCTTTTCTTGAATTGCCATACGAATAGTCTCTGCTGGACCACTCGTTTCCTTCTCTAACATACAGATATCAAATTTAACATCAGGAAATGATTTCCTTAAATTTTCACTAACATTATATGTTTCTTCTTGTTCAGAAAGATATACGAATAATACTTCTTTAACATAAGGTAACCACTTCTTAAAAGGTTCAAAGGCTAATTCTATAAATGTTCCATGACTATTAACTTCTAGGAAAGGTTTAAAGGTTCCACCAAAACGAGTGCCCTTACCAGCCATAGGAAATATTAGTGTAGTACTATTCATTCAATGCCTCCGCATCTTTAAGAAACATTTGAACAGTCTCTTTAGTATACGGATGTACATACATACCTTCTAGTATGTGTGGAGGCACTGTAACTATGTGTGCTCCATTCTCCAACCATTCCATAACATTAAACTGCTCTCTTACTGAACCTACAATTATCTTAGCTGGTAAATCATGTTCTACAAGTAATATTCTAAGTTTAGCGATTTCTTTTTTAGAATCGTAACCCATATTATTTACTCTTCCTCCAAATAAGGAAACATAACTAGCCCCAGCACTTGCGGCTAAATAACATTGCTGTACACTCATCATTGCTGTAACATTCACTTCTATACCCTGTTGACTCAAATCATTAATCAACTTGAGATTAGGTTCACCATTAGGACCATGTATAGTTATTTTAATATTTATATTCTCAGCCCAAGTAGAAAACTCAACTGCTTGTTCAAAAGCTTCTTGTGAGTCATTTGTAGTTACTTCTACAGACACTGGGTAAGGATTAACTAATTCACATATCTCTACAATAGTCTTCTTTATATCTGTGTTCCCATCCTTTTTCATAATAGTAGGGTTAGTTGTTACGCCACGGATGATTCCCATTTCGTGGAATCTTTTTATTTCCGTGACGTCAGATGAATCTAGGAAGATTCCTTCAATATCCATCTTCATGCCATCTCTCCGAGAATTGTTTTTTCTGATTGTCATAGGGATATGTAGTCCAATCATAGGTAGGCCATTCTAAGTCAATACCCTTTCTAGGGAAAGACTTGAATATCTTTTTCTTCCATTTATTACTTACTGCCATTGTCTCTTCCATGAAAGGTGCATCATCATATAAATACCTCTCAGGCATTAATAGATACTTCTTTATTGAAGGGTCGAACCTTGCATAGTAATGTGCAGCAATATAAGTTTCAGTTCTAATAAAACAATCATAGAGATGGGATAGTTCCACTTTCTCTATATTGAGTTTCTCATGTAAGCCTTTATCTTCTAAAGGTATATCAAACAACTTAATCAAGTCTGCTCTATGACCCCAATATAAATGGTCACGAGGATGGAAAGGGAAGTCCTTGAAATAACCTGCTGTGAATATTCTAGCTTCTGCACCAGTTGGTATTGCTTTATCATAATTAGCATTAAAGAAGTCATTCATTGCTATCATACTCTCTTGAGTATAACGCTGGTCATTTCTCATCTTTACTACATATGTTGCAGAGGTTTGTTTTACTCCAGCTAAAGAAGAAACTATCTGTAGGTTCCTATTACCTGTACCACTACTATCTGGTATTGGACTTTTAACTACTCTTATTCTATCATGATTAATCTCTGGAACAATATCATCTTCCCAACAAGATATAATTACCTCGTTAACAAAGTTTAAGTCTAGATATTGATATGCAGTATCTAAAGCATAATCACTATATGGTCCTTGTAAAACTATATCTAACTTACCATGAACTAAACACTGAGATATATTATATTCTATCATATCTCTATATTCATCACAGACTGTAGGGTCTTCTAATAAATTTCTAAAAGCTTCTCTACATTCATTAAATCTACCTACATGCCACAGACTTACTGCATATTCAAATTTTAATTGATATATACCTTTATAACCTACGTCAGTGTATAATGGGTCTATATCTTCTTTGTTTACTATTTGAAAGTTTCCTAACTGTAATCCCATTTTAGCATAAGCCATACCTTGTTTATGCATAGCTTGTGTTCCATAGAACTGAGCTAATGCATGATATGCTTCTACACGATTAGGCAACAAGTCTATTGCCATTAATAGTGTATTCTTTTCATGGGTCATTCTTTCTCCCTGTGCACCAAAACACTTAGCTATTCTAAGTAAACATTCATACTGTAATTTCTTTTCAGTAGTTTTGTCAACACAACTATAGTAATAACCTATAGCTGATGCCCATTGGTCTATCTTCTCGTATTCAAATCCAACATCAAAATTCTTCTCGGGATGTTGAGTATCATATATAAACTTTTCTAATTGGTCTTGTAACATTATAGATTCACTCCTAAGAATTCTTCAAATACCTTTTCAGGGGTTCTTACTAAGTAAGCTGCATTATCTTGATAACCAAATGTTATAAGTAAGTCATCTCCATCAGCAGCCATACCACAACAGAACTCTATTCTACCATCCATAAACTTCCATGGTCTAGACATGGTTATTAAGTTCCAGTCTTTATCCCATACTACAAAACGATGCCAATAGATTGCATCTCTGTCTCCCTTTTCATTATGCCAGAAAGCAACATCATGGACTACGCAAATCCTATAATCTTTCCATGGTATAACTTGAGAACTACCTCGTGGGTCATATGGTAAATTTAATGTAGATGAAGGATGTGCTTTTACTATTACTTCACTGGAGTTTCTATAACCTTCAGTACGTGGATAAGCTTGAACTACTTCTAATGGGTTAGCCCATTTAACAAATGTGTTATCTAAGTCAGTAACTGGCATCCAGTTCTTTTCACAGTATGCATTCTTATCTACTGGTGATTGTATTCTATGTCTAAAGGTTTCCTTACAACCTTTCTTAGTTAATTTGATTCTAGACATCTCCATACGACTTTCACCATCTTCTTTGACATCTCTTCTACATCCACAGATATATAATTGTTTCTTACCATTCTGGTCTTTCCATCTTACTATACGTGCATCTTCTAATCCGTGGAACTCCCACACTGGGGGTTTATCAAATTTGGAGGTATCTACTTTATGAATCCAGTGGACACCTATCTCATTGTTCCCAATAGCTTTACCATTCTTATTTAACCTACCAACGAAGTTAGTGGTCTTAAGCGTGGGGTCGTTATCAGGTCTTACGTAATTGAGGGGACCCCATGGTGTTTGGAATCTTTGTTCTCCCTCATTGTGATGTAGGGTATAGGAAACGTTCCTAACCACTACTAAAAAATTATCATCTCCGTCGTCGTAAATCGACGGGTTGCATAAACCTAAGCCTCCTGTTTCTTCAGAATTAACCAACAGAGGATGTATTGAACCACCAGCATCTAAAGAAGCTTGAACTAAGTTTTTATCAGGAACGTCCTGTGTAGCGTTAGCCATTATCTCTGCTCTCTTCTCTGCTGACATAAACAGATTAGGCTCTATGTCGCTCGTCTCAACTTCAGTACCTGTGTCTTCAACTTCCTGAGCTAATTTCATCTCCTCTTCAGTAATATGCTTTATTTCGCCTTCCTTCGGCGGGGCTATGCCTATCTTAGCGAGCCCTTCACTAATCTTCTTGCTGGCTTTCTTCATTGGTAAATACTCTCACTTCTGTATCTTTAGGCAGCTCTAAGCTCCATGGGGGTACATACCCTGTATCGCATGAACAGTTATGCCACCCGTGTTCACAATTACACGTGGTAAATAAAGTAGCTTTGTGGGAATTAGTGTCCCGTGCGATTTTGAGCAAAATCAGATAACCTATCAAATCGTCTAATGTATCTTCTGTTGCATCATCGAGCCCATTGTTTTTAATACGACTGAGCTTGTCATCGATACGTGCACAGATAGCCTGTGCATTATCGAGCTTACTAAAAATGTTATCAGGTTCTATAGCGCTATCGCCATAGGCCTTGTTCTTGCTTAAGAGCAAGTCGCGGATTTCATTACACGTCCACTTAATTGAATTTTGCGTAGTTCTTGACATTTTTATTTTCACTAAATACTATTAACATGTCTGAGTATTTAAGGGTTTCTATTCTCTGTCTTAATATATATCTTAATATAGCATAGTAGCTCTACCAAGTGTTAACACTACTTAGCATAATTAAGGTTCAAAATTTCAGTCGATGTGTAAACCCCCCTACGCGCCGTTTTTGAATGGGTGGGGCCTTCTTCGTTTAGACGGGGGATATCAAAAGAAAAAACAAAGATAAGCATTAAAAAACATGAGCGGGATTTATTCCTTTATATACTCAATATTTAATTTTATATCTCTCGACGATAGGCTATACCCATAAGCTTATATATAATATAGCTAATGGTATATTAGAGGTAAAAGATATGACAACAACAATGACCCCAAAGCAAGCACATGCAATATGGAAGGCTACAAGTAGAGTAGCTACCAAGACAAGACATTCAACTTGGATGCGAAGAGGAGGTGCATAGATATGACAACCTACCAGAGGTTCTTAGTGACCTACATGGTCGGTGTAGCATACGCTACCCGCAAGCTGTAAGCACCCCCCTGTAATAGGGGCCCGGCCCCTAATCGCAACCCCCCTTATATGTAATCATAGGGCTGCGCCCTGTTGTGGCGTGGCCCCCTTTAACAATACCCCTTATACAAATCTTATTTTTTGCCATGGCGATAAATTTTTTTTATCGCTCCTTTATATATGCCCTTATAGCTCATCCTCCTCTAATTGCTTAAGGGCGTTTACTATTGCCTCACTCAATAGCTTATCCAACCTATCAAGGGTGCTACGGGTGGAGGGGGTGGCACTCATGCATACCCCCCACATGCCTCTACAAATACCCCCCTATCAAAACGGGGGTTATCTTGGGCGAACATATCAGCAAAGGCCTCTATAAGTTTAGCCTGTGACGCCGTAGGGCTACCGTGTGGAAAGGCCTTTATTATTTCAGCTACGGCCACGTAGTGCTTACGCGTCATCATTGTTTAGCCTCCCTTATTTCTTTGCCTTCCTTTTTTCCGGCTTCGTAATCGGTTATAATTTCACCGAGTCGTTTTATTACATGCGTTCCCCAATTTCTTTTTTGGTGTCCGTTCATCATTGAAACATCAGCTAAATAATCAAGCATCCCAATTAAATGATGAAATGCGTTAGATTCATTTCTCATTTGGTCATTTGATAATGCCTCTGCTTCGTAAGCTCTTTTTACGTAGGTTCTTATATTAACCATTTATAAATTCTCCATGTATCCGATTTCAATCATTGGGTCCTCTGGGGTTGTATTCCATTGGTTAGCTTCAACGCTTGGGTAAAGTTTAAACTTTGCTCCGACGCTGTTAATTGCGTCCCAAACTTCGCCGTCGTCAAGACTGCCGTGTTTGGTTCCGAAGCTGTGTAAGTTTGCCCAGCCTACGGTGTGACAGTAAAGGCTATTTGTTCCTTCCATTCTGGAACCCAATACTTCCACATAAAAGTTGTGGATACTCATCAATCGACCTTCCCAGTCGACGAAGCCGGTTTTATTAGTTTGATACGTTTGTGTTGTCATTTTAATTACCTCTTTTTCTCTATATTACACACAGTTTCAAAGTATATAAAGCTTTGCCTCTAATACATATATAAAGGTCCTCTACCCTTATATACTGCGTTATATCTCCCGCTCACTATTTTTGATAAATTTCCCCAGCTCCCGCCTCACAAATCAAAAAAATAAATTTTGCCATGGCTAAAAATTTTTTTAGGTTACCCTAAACATTGTTAATCATAAGATGTCGATTGGGGTGCCCCAGAACCCCTCACGCTAACCACGGGCTTCCAACCGCGGGTGTTCGAATCACCCCAGTCACACACGCCCTAATGTCCCTAACTGATTAGGAAGCAACATTCTTGACTTGTGTGCTGTTTTACGCTTCGCCATTCGTTGTCCGGCGACCGACATTATTTTAATTCGGATTATACCCGAATCTTAAAACCCGTGCACGGGCATAAGTGTAAAAATAATTCCTTAGGGTTGTAATACTATTTTACTATTTTCATCCTTTTAAGTCTAATTTCTAACGAAAGAAATTAAGTTCCCCTAAGGGTGTGAGGGAGGGTTCAAGGTTAACCTCCAAAGACTACCGGCCCAAATACCTAAGTATTGTCCGCACTTACCACTCACCACCTCCTCAGACACTTGTCCGTTGGAGCAGGTTATTGTGTGCCTTACCCCCTTTGGGAAGGGGTTATTCAGCCACTCACGATAAGAGAGAGCTACTCTCTTAAATCTAATTGCGTATGATTATAACAAGCTACTGTCACGAAGTAGACGATTAACGCCCCACTTCTTGATTCTTACAAGCCTTGCTTGAATCTTCAAAGGTTGCTTGTAGAACGTCTCAAAGTCGAGTGCTCCACCGTTTCCCTTGTAGTTGTGCCAGTTGCTCATTATTTGGTTTTCGTATTTGTTCATTGTTTGTTTTCCTCTGTATTACCTGTAGCAACAAAGTATATAAGGCTTTGGGTCATTTTAGTATATAAGGGTCGAGGGGGTATATATAGTGCGTTATAGGTTCCGCTCACTATTTTCGGCGCAAAAAAAAATAAAAATCGCCATGGCCAAAAATTTTTTTTTAGCGTCCGCGTCAAAAAGTGCGAGCGGGTTCTATATCGGGGTATATAAGGGTCGAGGGGGTATATATACCTTTTAGGGAGAAAGCTTTAAATACTCTCTCGCTACAAGTAAAATACGAGGTAATACAAATGAGTGACCACTACAACGATACGTTTGGACAGTGCGATAACTGTCAGCTTGAAAGCCGATTATACGGCGGAATCTGTGAGGACTGCGACTCAGAATATTTTGCAGAATTTTGGACAGGTGATGAAGATGAGCTTTGAAATAATATTATTCTTCTACTGTTTAGTTTTTGCATATACAGGTAGGGAGGCCTTTCAATGAGTAAATTCGATTATCCATTCTGTGAAATATGTGCAGAAGAATTGAGATTATTCATTGATGCTACTAAGGTAGCTCGAGGTTATGAATGCTGTGATGACTGCTTTATGGAGTTGGGAATATGAACAGGTCAGAAGTTATAACAGGTATTCAGGCCTTAAGGTATGAATTAGAAAAAGCTAACTTTTCAGATAACACGATAGATTATTATGATGAAGTTTTACAACAGTGCCGGTTGGCTGTTCTTCTTAATGAACAGAATGACCCACACTCGAGGTATTAAATGATAGAAATAGGAACCGTAACCTTTAATAAGGAGTTAGTCGATAAACTAATTCAAAAAGGTTTCGAAGAAGACGATGAAGCACAGGAGCTGGTTTCAGGGGCCGAATCCCGACCAGCTCCCAAGAACAAGGCCTAAGCTCAGTCATTAATGTGACGCTCTTAGGCCAGCGCTCACTCAGGCAAATCTTATTTTTTGCCATGGCGAAAATTCTTTTTTACATACTGTCAGGCCAACCTTTAAATAGGGGGACTCTATTGGTATTGTATGAGTAAAATACAAGAGATGAGAAACGATTTTCGTTTCAGGAGAGCCCCACGCCGAACAATTCAAAAGAATAAAATTGATTCTGGTGTGTTAGAACAAATTGAAGCACAGAAGAGAGGGTTAGCATGAGCGGTAACCCTTGCGGAAAAACTCGGGACGTTGCTGAGCCTTATGAGGTTTGGAAAGGACCCGGCGGTTTTGAATGGAGAGTTCTTAAGAAATACCAGAAGCCAGAGCTTGAAGCTAAGAACCCTTACGCCCGTTGGTATTGTGCCGTTAAGTCTAATATGACTTACGGGGAATTTGAATACGGTGACACTTATGTGTCAGATATAAAATCATACGGCGTAAAGCAAGATTAATAATCTGGCTTGTTTTACCTCTGGAGCTGGTCCCTCCTAAAAAGGACCAATCTTATTTTTTGCCATGGCTAAAAATTTTTTTTGGGCAGCGGGACGTCAAAATGCGCTTCAAAAAACGCTTAAAAAATTTTGTCGACGATAGCTCCTACCACAACCTTTATATATAGAGTATACACTGTAGTAGTATGAGTAGGAGAGAGAACTTTGTAACTAAGAGCAAGATGCCTTGGCAAGTAAAAGCTACACCTTTAGCTGACTACTACGCTGAGATAGGAGACACGGCATACGGCAAGTCCGGTAATTACCGTGAGAAAGTTTCGTTGGGTAGTTTCCCAATCGGAATGCACGAACAACTGAGAATAGAATTATTAAATTCTAATACAGTTTTCGAATCACCCTATTGGGGTGGAGAAGACCTAAAATTGAGACAGATAATTTCTGCTTAGAGCGAAAGCTTTAAGTAGAGAGTCTCTATTGGTATAACACAAGGAGTATAAAAAATGGTAGCAACAAAGAAAGACCAAAAAAGCACAGCGATGGACTACTTAGCTTCACCACGAAGTGAAGGTTTAGTAGTTGGAATAATGACCCTGTTAGGATACACAGCACCAAAAGGTGGTAGACTTCCAGCAGGAGTTAAATACGACACACTCGTGGCACTTCATGATGTATTAGGAGCTGAAGATAAGTTCCAATCAATGATGAGTTCACGAATTGCTCAACTTCAAGGAAACCGCAGTCGTGGTTCACCTAAGATTGGAGCAAATCCAGAATCGATTATTCAAGCAGTAAAGCAAGGGAAGATTTCTCTTGAAGAACTAAAGAAACAAATCGCTTCTTTGGATTAGTCAACACGTAGGGGAGGCGAATCCTCCCCACTTATATTTATACAGAGCTCGTATAATCGGGACCGTAAGTTAAGTCACGCATTCGCACACTAAAGAAACAACCGTAATTTGAACACGCGCACATTTCCCTCCGTCAATCCGTTAGTCCCTTATTGAGGTGGCGTCTTAAATAGAAAACTTCAGCCTCTTTTCAAACTAACGTGCATCACGCGACACTTCCCTCCGTTTGAATCATTTACGAAGGTCGTTTCTCTGTATGTATCGTCTGACAGCACTTGCTTGTGTAATAACCTGACTGGAAACGGTTTGTTATTACGCGGTCCCAAAACCTTATAATGACTACTGGTCTAAACAGGAGGGGTTTAAAGCGGGACGCCCGACCCTAATTTATTAGGGACCCCTCCGACGTGACCTATTTTTTTTGCATGGCTAAAACTTTTTTTTTGCCATGGCTAAAACTTTTTTTTGACATGGCAGTTTCTTCTTTTTTGCCATGGCGCATATAACTTTTATATACTTAAGCTCAATTAAGCATACCTCTCGACGGGCTTAACTAAGAATGCTTTATAATGCCTATGCCCCGTGAGGCCTAAGCGTATAGGTCGAGGTGAGAAAGCTTAAACTAAGCATATAGAAACTCACTAACGCTAAGTCGGGGTGAGAAACTTAGCGTATAGTCTCTATCATGCCGTGAGAAAATGCATAATAGAGCCTATATCTATTTATTTTGCCTGTTATATGTGTGAACAGAGCAAAATACTTATATACACCCATTAACTATATATTATAATTAAGCTCTACTAAGCAATTAATAAGCTCTATTAAGCATTTTACTTATATCTATATTATAGCTCTTAATTAATCTATATCTTAATATAGTATAATATAGGAGTCTCCGAAAGCTTTAAATACTCGCTGTGTATTGGTTATAGGATGAGTTTGAACGACCTAATTGAGAGCTTGAGTCCAGACCAACTATATGCCTTAGCTAAGGATATAAAATCCTTGCCTAAGAATAGAGTAAGAGTCGTAGATACTTCCCACAGGGAACGTAGGAATAACAAAACAGACCTATACTTCAGAGCCGTGCCTCGTGCAAGTATGTTTCAGAACTATGAAGCATATAACGACCACGCTGAGTGTATACGTCAGCAAGTTATAAGTGGGGTAGACCTGTGAGCCGTATAGAGCCTATTACTGTTGATGCCTTTGGTATAGAAGTTTGTAGTATATGCGATTGTGCAGTAGAGAACAACACTTGCCTATGCGATATGAGAGGTTGGTGAGATGGATAGAGAAGTAACGATAGAGGATGTGCAACATTTTATACGTGCCAAGTCTGAGATACCCCTGATTCATGTTAGAGGTATGGATGACCCCATCTATAAGAATATGGAGGATATAGTCCTGAGAATCTGGCCGGATACAGAGAAACATCCATATGCGATAGCAAGTCAAATTAAAGAGATAATGTTTACCTTTCAGTATATGGAAGATTATGATAAAGATAAGATTATAAATACCTTTGCTAAGTATCAAGTAAAGGGAGAGAGTGGTGGTATACACGGAGAACGCACATATGGATACGATAAGAGTAGGATAGACCGTTCTTTAATAAGAAGAAAGAGAGGTAATTAATGGTAGGATTTCAAAGGATAAGTAGTTATAAGGTTATATTCTACGATATGGATAATCAAGAGATAGAAGTAGACCTACCTGAGTGGGCCTATCAATCATTAGATGAGGCTATATGTATGTGGGAGGAAAACCTTTAAATACTCAATACATATTTGTAGGTAAGTGAAAAAATGGGACTAATAAGTGATTATGATTTTGGCTTTACTGAATGTGAAGTATGCCAAGAGAGAGCATCTATACGCTTCGAGTCGGTTCTTCTATGTGAGAATTGTATGGAAGATATAAATGAAGGAGGATACGAAGATTTTGTATCCGCTAAACCTGTGATAAAAGGAGAAAAGAAATATGAGTGATATAAGGCCAGACCTAATGGATAGGCCAAAGATGGATGAGATAAAGTTTGAAGGCTCTTCTACTGAGATTCCTGATAAGTATGATATAGTCCAACTAAAGATGGATGGTATGTATGGATGGTTAGATATACAGAAGGGTCAGTATACTATTATGTCACGAACCGGAAAGATAAAAGAAGAAGGTGTGTGGCCTAACGAAAGAGATAACTATATCTTAGTAGGTGAATGGATGGCAGGTAGTCATTGGGCTAAGCGTCAAGAAGATGAAACATATGAAAGAAGATTCTATGCCTTTGACTGCATATATAGTAGAGGGTATAACTTAATACACAGAAAAGAAGAACTATATACGAGACGTAGCTACTTACGTAGAGCTGTCTCTAAGTTAAGAGATAGTAGATATTGGCATGAAGATGAAGAATGTGAACTGCCTATCATTAAAGAGGTTCAAACCTTTAGTCAAAGAGATTGGTATGACGCATGGTATGATTATATCATAGAAAGAGGATATGAAGGTCTTGTCTTTAAGAACCAACTGACTAAGTTTGATGATAGTGAGTGGGCACGTATGAAGAAAGAGATAGAGATGGACTATATCTGTGTTGGTTTCGAACCAGCGGATGATAAGAGTAAGTATAAAGGATTAGTAGGTGCAGTAAAAGGAACACTTATTGATAAAGATGTTATAGTAGAATGTGGTGGATTGACTGATGAACAAAGACAGGAGTATACTACTAACGCTGAGAAATATAAAGGTCGTATATTTACAGCTAAAGGTAATGATTGGTATCCGTCGGGGTCAATCCGTCACCCTAAGTTTAGAAGATGGAGAGATAGTAAGACACACTATGAGTGTTCATATGACCAAGTGCCTTATAGTATAAGGTGTGACGATTGAGTTTCTTAAGAGAAGCATATAAAATAAGATATAAATTGGAAAAAACAATGAGTAGAGACGAATATAGAGATGACGTAGGAGGCTATCCTGAGTCATCCGAGTTAGAAAGGGATACCCCCGATGAAGCGGTAGATATAGAACATGAAGGATTAGACGAATTGTTCGGAGAAGTAGAGAAGGAAGATAAGCCTAAAGAAAAGCCTATACCTAAGATAGATAATTCGGTGATAGGAAAACTCAAAGCATCTGTTAAAGTGCCAGAAGAGTTTAAGTTCACTAACAATATGACATTCTATACTATGTTAAGGAATATCTTTAGAGGTAAGTATATACTCGTGACAGGACCATCCGGTTGTGGTAAGAGTAGTCTCGGTAAGATATTAGCTGATATAACAGGTAAAGACTTCTATGCCTTTAACTTTGGGGATACAATGAATCCATCCGCTAAATTATTGGGTGATACTAAATTCGATAAGGATAGTGGCACGTGGTTTCAACCATCACGATTCGTGTCAGCTATCCAAAATAACAGCTTTGTTATGCTTGACGAAGTCACGAGAGATAGGACAGGTGACTTAGGTAATATCCTTATGCCTGTATTAGATGGACAGAAGTATTTAGCTTTAGATGAAAGTGATAGTGCTGATACAGTAGAGATAGATAAAGATGCGTTCTTCTATGCTACTGCTAATATCGGTAGAGAATACTTAGGTGCATCCCATGATTTAGATAGAGCATGGAAAGATAGATTTACGGGTGGTATATATGAATTGGATTATCTACCACAAGGTAAAGAACAAGACCTTATAATGATTCGTGTTCCAAGCGTAGACCCAGAAGATGCGAGACGTATAACTGAGTTTACTAAGAAGATTAGAGATTTATATAAGGCTGAAGAGTTAAACGTAGCAGTATCTACAAGGATGGCTATAACTACTGCTGAGTTAGTAGTAGATGGTATGTCACTATTAGATGCACTTAAGCATACGTGTCTACCTTTCTATCCGGTTCAAGGTGGAGATGATACTGAACGTGTTAAGGTTATACAGGCTATACAGTCTATGGGTGAATAAGAATGGTAAGAGTAAAGAAAAGTCTATATTGGCATCAAACAGCTGAGTATCTCTTAGCTAATGGTCTATCCCCATCTGAATGTGGAAAGGTAATAAAACAGGCTTTCCCACATACAACAGTTAATGGTAGACATGTCGGTGCATATAAGCGTAGACTGATAGAAGAAGGTAAGTTAGATAAGAACACACCTAAGACATTGAGTGTGAATGAAGCATATACTGTTATCAAGGGATTGATAAGTAAAGATGATAAGTTCATATATCAATGTTCTATTGGTGCACAAAAAAGAACATTAAAGTGTTTTGAATATAAAATGACTATGGAAGCTAAGTCAGACGAAGAGGATATAGACGAATGGATAAAGAATATGGCGATATAGATAGTTGGATAGGTGAAGATGACGATGACTATTGTTATGCCTGTGATGATTGGGTAGAGGATGATGGTCATGGTAATTGTAATACCTGTGGAGTATCTTTTACATCAGTAGACCCCTTTATCTCTAAAGAGACTGCACTAACGCATAGTAGTTCATCACCTAAGGTAAACACATATACAGGTGATATGTGGAATAGAGGTGGAGCATATACGTGGGGTAGTGGACAATCATGGTGGCAACGTGGTGTTAGTGGTATAACTGACCGCATGAGTCCTATGACTTCAATGTGGGGTGGTAGCTGGTCTACCGGTCATTCTACTGATGCTGGTCGTATGCTTAGACATAAGAGACATTTAGATTCTCTATGTAAAGTTGTAGACCCAACAGTAAAACATACTTTAGACTTTGCTTACGAGAATGGTAGGAACTATTCCAATATAGCCAATGGGCGTATTGTTATAGATGGTAGTCTTATTAAGGATAGTGATGATAACTTAGATATATGTGCAGGATTGTCTATACATGAAAAGTTACATCTTATTCATACTCAACCCTGTAAGGATTGGGAAAAAGAGTATCAGTTAGAGCATCATCTTACTATGCCTGAACAGAAACTATTACATAATATCGTAAACATAATAGAAGATGAGTATATAGAAAAGCAGTTATCTAAAGACTGTGCAGGTTTTGTTAGTTATATAGATAAGGTAAAAGAACATTTCTTTGAGAAGAATAAAGACCTTATATCAAAACCACATAAAGATGAGTTCTTAGATGTTATCAATACATTGTTAGCATTTGTAAGATACCCAGCCTCTATTGATAAAGATAGAAGGAAGCGTCATGCTAAGCATATAAGATATTTTGCTAAAGCATTACAACATGGTCTTGATGATAGAGACTCTACATATAAAGCGTTTAGTTCTATATTTCAGTATATGAAAGCTCTATGTGAAGAGTTAGCACCTGATGATGAAGAGGCTATGAAAGATAAACTCGAAAGTGCTATGAAAGAGATAGAAGATAGATTGGGTGATATGCTTTCTAAAGATGAGATGGATAAAGTCCGTGAACAAATGAAGAAGGACTTAGTTAGAGATATGATGAAGAAAGGTAGTCCTCTACAAAGGGCTATGTATGATGATGGTCATATGGATAGTATAGAAGGAATGGCTGACTATACTAAAGAATTAGAATCTGAGTTAGATAAAGCATTAGCTGACGCTATCAAAGAGTTAGAAGATAGTGATTATCATGAGACTACTTTAGGTAAGGATAAAGTATTATATCCTAAACAAACTAAAGTTACATGGAGGACTGCTATGCCTAACGAACATGAAAAGGGAGTATATAAAACTGAAGTTAAACAGATGAAGCCCGTGATTAACTCTTTAAAGAAGAAGATTAATCTATATGGTAACACACAGAAGTATACCATAAGGAATCAAAAGAGAGGTAAGCTCGATAAAAGAGTATTACATCGTATACCTATGGGTTCACGTGAACTATTTAAGTGTGACTTTAGTAAAGAAGATAAACCTTTAGATATATGTATACTCGTAGATGAATCGGGTAGTATGAATAGTGGTTGGCGTATGACTCATGCAAGGCAATCCGCTATCGCTATCAAAGAAGCTTTAGCTGATAACCCTAAGCTCAACCTATGGGTATATGGACATACTGCTGATGGATATGATGATTGGCATAGTGATAAAGGTTCTACTAATATGACACAATATTGGGGACCATCAATGAAAGATAGGCCAATGGCTATGGGTGGTATGAAAGCTCGATTTGAAAATAGAGATGGTAATGCTATATGGTCCTGTGCTGACAAAGTATCTAAAGAAAGTGACCAACCTATGTCTAATAAACTAATGATAGTTCTATCTGATGGACAACCAGCCGCACATAGATATGGCGGTGACGGGGCACGTAGGCACGTTAAAGGTATAGTTCGAGAGTTAGAAAGTAAAGGATGGAGTATCATACAGATAGGGTTTGGTGGTGCTACTGACTACTATATGGATAAGATGTTTAATAACTACATGCATATTAGTGACACTAAGGATATACCAAACAAGTTAAGTAAAGTGATGAAAAGAGTGATGAAACTATGAATGAAGAACAACTAAAAGATAGAATCTATGAAATATGCGAGATAATACATATGCAACTACCCTTAAGATATCAAGATAGATGGGTAGAGAGACAGGTGGAGGATGGATTATTTAAAAAGTATAGTGAATAGACTCAAGGATATATGGAGTAATCCACGTGACATAAACGAAGCTGAATGGTATATACTATTTGGTGTGTTCGTTATGATATGGATGTGGTTATTAATCCTTATGTCCCCCTAACGTGATAGGATAGAAGTGACAAACCTCTTTATTAGCTCATTGTTGTTACCTCTCGTTGCTTCTATCCCACGAAATGTGGTAGAGACTTGAATACATACGCCCTAAAGTCGCTAAGTAAAAGATATAACTGAGCCATATGGCCACGCCCTTGATAACATCAAGCAACATAGGGAGAGTAGGACTAATGGCCCAAACAGCTGAGATATACATCCGGAACCTTGAAAAATAGGAACTCAGGATACACATCTCTGGAAAACTGTTATATCTATGTATAACCGTCGTTGGACAAGAATGGATACAGCTAACGTAGAGCACGAGACTACGTCGATACGCAAGTTTATACATATAGTAGGTGGGTAGACGATATGGTGCTACCCATTAAGAGAACCAAGCTTAGGAGATATATCGAGAACGTCGCATAGCGATGAAAGATATATAGCTAATCATTATGCACTACCTTTGCGTCAAGCGAACCTATTAAACATACCCCTGTAAATCTATCGTGACTCTTTTGTCAGATGAGTTTGGTCAAGTAGGCAAATCAGCCGAAAGGTATATACTTAGTTTTGTTTAGGGTTATATCTCTCTCTACCACAACCTTTAAATAGAAATATCAATTATTATGATATGTCATTGGAGGAATATGAAAATGATAAGAGAAATATTAGTAGGATTGGACAGGCGATTTGGTCGCAGTCAGAAGAAGATGGTCCTTAGACCAAGAATGTATAAAAGAAAAGGTGAGAAAGATGGCAACGAATAGATTAGAAGCAACGCATATGATTCAGATTATGTTAAAGTGGCAGTCACCCTATATAGCAAAACAAATGCTTATAGATATGGACATGGAGATAGCAGATACAACTGATAATGAATCATTAAAAGAAAGTATAAAGATGGTATTAGCTTTGATAGACGAAGCTCAAACACAAGTAACGTGGAGATATCCCGAAGCAGTAGACGTTACAGCTGACGCTGAGGATGAGAAAACAGAAGAAGAAGAAGAGTTACCTGATTCAAATAAATATAGAGACGATGGATATGCATCAGAAGATATGGAACAGCGTAAGACTGATATGACTAAGAGATTGAACCATAGCTTACAAAGAGCATATGAACCGTCGAAGTAGTGTGATAGATAGATATTGTAAAATGTGTGGTAAACGTATATCATTAGCAGAAGCAGACTTATATGGAGGGTGTTGTAACTTATGTTCTTTACGAGTCTTATAGATTTATTTCTAAGACCACCTGATAGAGATAGTAAGAAAGATGTTAATAGCATTGGAACAGCCATTGTATATATAACATACTTCACTATTATGCTCTTCTTAGCATTAAGCGTTATTTAGCAAAGCTTTATATATCTCCCCTATAAGATATATATTAAGCATATCTTAATAGAGCATCCTCTATTAGGAAATGTCTTTAATAATTTAGCGTAGTGATGCTATATGGCTAAGAAAAGAGATACAGGAAAGAACTTTGAAAGTGAAATAAGAAGAAGCTTAAAATCATCTAAACATATATGGTGGTTTAGGATACAAGATACTAATGACATCAATAGATTTGTTAAACAAGCCGTCGCTGAGAAGCAACCAGCCGATTTCTTTACAGTATATAGAGGTAGACCAATTATGTTGGAGGCTAAAACTTCTCGGAACCTTACTTCTTTTCCTTTATATTATGGTAGTGGCCGTTCTATCGCTACTCATCAGATAAGAGAGGGAGAGCAGTTAGTAAGGAAAGGTGGTTTAAGCTTTATATTAATACGAAGAGAAGAGTATAGAAATAAAAAATGTTATGCTATAACGCCAAGTCAAGCGAAATATTTATATAGTAAGGCATACGGAAAGAAGAGTATAAAGTGGGAATGGTTTGATAAACACGCTGTATGCGTGGATAGATTGAAAGCCCCGCTGAGGTGGAACATACAGAAATTGTATGAAGAAGTAATATGAAAAAAAGAGCAACAAAGATACCATACGAGGGATATACCCTACCCCCATCCGCTGAGAAGGGTGGACAGTTTATAGACTTTAATGAACCATATAAATCAAAGGTTCCTATTAAGAGAGTCGTAAAGAGGAAGAGATGACCCTATCTGAATGGATACTGTTTATCGCTGTGATAGATGGACCATTGATAGCAGTCGTGTATATGATATGGAAAAGATTAAAGATAGAAATAAGAATGAAAGATGAAAGCTAAACGATTAGAATGTATATACTGTCACATGGTAGCTATATGGACAGTTAGATTTGAGACATATGTATGTGATGATTGTTATAAAAAAAATCAAGAGGAAAAGAAAAATGAAATGCTTAAACAAAAAGTGTAAAGAGAATTTATATGATTGGAAACCATATGAACCAAGAAACTGTCCCTACTGTGGACTGAGACAAATACAGATACCTGATTAAAATGAAAGAGATAATGAAGAGATATAGCACTACATTCTTTGAGTGTATGGATGCATGGCCCGATGAGATAAAAGAAGATATATATAAATTATATGCTTACTTAAGAGTATGTGACGAGATGGTAGAAGGTGCTGAACTTAAAGATTTTAAACAATGGAGGGAAGTAATAGAACAATTCTATGAAGTTAGTGATAAGTATCAGTTCAAGGGTGAATGGTTATCAGATTTCCATGTAGCGATGTATACAGATTTAGTTAAGAAAGAACATACTGTGAAGTCTATGCTTGAGTATTGTAAAGGTTCAGCTGAGTCAGTAGGTGTAATGATGGCATCTATATTAGGTTGTGACCCACGAGCTGAGAGACATGCAAGGGCTTTAGGTAGAGCATATCAAATAATAAACTTTGTTAGAGACTATGAAGAAGATATAGCTAATGGATACCACTATATTACTGATGACTTTACTTTATATATTAAATTGTTTATGGAAGATTTACAGATAGGCGTAGAAGGACTACACTTCATACCTGAAGACTTACGTGGCCCTATACTACAAGCCAACCAATCATACTTAGAGGTGGCACGTGAAACCAACATACTATAAAGTAATGTGGCATAACTGTAATAGATGTCGCACACACTATACGAGTGAAGCACCCCACCTAAGAGCATACCTATGTGATGAGTGTTGGAACGCTATACCACATTACCAAGTAAAGAATGTTCAAACAGTTCAACGTAAGGTAATGAAAGGTCCAACATACAATAAGAAAGATTTTAATTGGAAAGAGATAATATTATATAGTATAGGAAATCTAATATGTTTAGGAGTAATCGCATATTATTTGTGGTTTAGATAAAAATGTATAATAGATATAAATGTTATAGATGTGAGAAACGGGGCATTGTTGTCCTATATGATGGCTCATATTACTGTGTCCACTGTAATCCTAAGACGTTTAAGTGGAATAAAAAAACACTACTATATGAGAGAGAAGATTGATGGATATTATACCATTAGAAGTTTCACGTATAGACCAGCTTAAGGTTTATACTTTACAAATTATATGCTACACGACAGCGAAAGCTTTAAATAGCGTGTAGTTATGTGAGATTCAAGGAAGTGATTAAATGTCGAGAACAAGAACCTTTGACAAGCTTTTCAAAGCGGCTGAGTATTTTCACCGCACAGGAAAGCATAAGCAAGTTAGCTTTAGGTATAACCCTGAGCAAAGAACTGACTTTAATTTCTCTAAGTGGAAACATGAGAGAGATAGTGAGTCAGTTAGGAATATCTTAGTAGAAGATATCAAAGTCTCTATGGATGGGAACTGCTACGCTGTTGGTTATGATAACAGATATAACCTTAAACAGTATGCAAGTCAATACCCTCAACACTATAGAGCATACCGTATAGATAGGATGGTAGTCAAATGAAACAGATAAGTAGTATTAAGACAATAGACCAATACAAAAGAATCTATATCCCTGATTCAATATTAGAGGATTTAGGTTGCGATGTCGGTAGTAATGTTGCATGGATGCAGTGTGAAGACGATGGGTCTTATATGCTTAAGAAAGTAAACGTCGAAATCGTGGATTAACATGGGTGAATTACTAACAAAATTCATAAGCCTGTTAGACGATGAGACAGAGGATAAAGTTACCCTCGCATCTCTTATGGAAGAGGAAGATAGAGTGGATTGGGAGATACTGGTAGAAGCTATGGACCAAATAGATATAATGAAGATAGGTCCAAGCATAAGAAAAGTAAATAAGAAGTATAACCTCAACCACTGGCAAGATATAGCTTTAATGTCCTATGTTAAAATGTTAGAGTTAATGTTAAAGAGAGCTAAGGCTACGCCTGAGTTCACTTCAATGTTAGGAATGATGGGTAATAATACCCCTACCTCTCAGAAACATGAACCATATGACGGGAGTATGTTTGGATGAACACCGTTAACTGTAATACATGCAGATGTAAGTTAGCACTAAACTACGTTAAATATAAAGATACAGCAGGTAATCCCTACTGTTACATATGTTACACGAGGTTATTAGTATGAGTAATTTCTGGACTGAAGAACGTAAACAAAGAGCAGTAGATTATATATCAGGTATGATATTTGGTTACTGTTTAGGTATGATAGTAGGAGTATGGATACTATGAGATGTGTTCAATGTGGTGGAGACTACGTAGGAATGAAGAAAGCTCATAAGTTTAACTGTCCCCACTGTGGTGAATTGAGGTTAAAAGATGAATAAAAAAGTATTAGATATGGCTCGTGAGTTATGTATAACAAGTGAGTATTTATTTGATATAGCAATAGAAATGGCTGAAGAAGAATTAGGAGTTGGTCTCTATGATGAGTGATAAGTGGGAACAATTCAATAGGATATGGGCTAAAGGTAAGAGTAATAAAACTGTGCAATCATTAATGCAGAAGGTCACGTTACGTGGTTTAGAACCGACTGAAGAAAATTGTAGAGATTATTATATGGGTTATGTAAGATATTATAAGAATGAATTAACTGGACAAGAATATCACATCAATCCAAGAAAGAATAAGACGACTATGAAACAATTAAAAAGGAGTAGAAATGCGAAAAACCAGCAAAGAAGAAAAGGCGGTGGCAGAAAGCCACACCATGTGGGCAATAGATATCCACAAAAGAAACGAAAGAAACTATAACGACGATAGTAATTGGTGGCCCTTCGTTCAAAACATTAATGATATGTTGGACAGGTTCTCAATACTCGAAGGAAAGATTCATGAGATGGAAAATAAATTAGGAGAAACACAGGGAATGATAAAGAACTTAAGGAAGATTCTAATTAAATTGGAGGTCATAGATGACCGATTCATCTTCTGATGCACCTGCGGATGCGGCGATGCTGAATGAACTTTTACATGCTAAAATGGAATCAGCACGAAGTCAAACTCAGATGACTCATGTAATGAGGATAGGAACTTTTCATATGGAGATAGTTCCGACTAAAGATATAGACACAGTAGATTTATTTAATAAGACATTAGATAAATTAATACAACAGTATGGAGAGAAGTTGTTAGAGATAAAGATGGATGGAAGTCCATATAGCTCTTCAACAATGCACTCATGAAATTCATCTTTGAAGAAACGTATGAGCTTATTAAAAAGCTTAATGAAGTGAAACCAAAAGTGAAGAAAGATGAAGAACCAAACAAACCTAAGGTATCTAATACCTATGGTATAGCAGTCAATCCTCTGACTGGTAAAATGGAGAGGACAACACAATAGGTGATAAAATGGCAGAAAGTAAAGGAAAAACTGAACTGGAATTAGTAGCCGGATTGTTCCGGAACACCGATAAAAACGGAAACGTGTATTACACTGGAAAGAATGAAGGAGGAGCTGAATATGTTATGTTCAGAAACTCTTACTGGAAAGAAGGTGAAAGTAAACCATACTTCCGTTTGATGCATAGAGTAGAAGCAGGTAGTAAGAAAGCTTCTACTACTATGGAGGATTAGATATGCCTCGCAAAGACTTTGTAATGGGAGTCGATGAGATATTAGACGAATGGATGAAATTGATGAGTCTATATCCCAAGTGGCAAGGACTATCTAATTGGAAAGATAACCCTATCGCCCGTGACCAAGATGTTATGGGAGATTGGGAAGATAGAAATGGAGAGATAGCTGTTACTATTGATATGCCCGGAATTGAAAAGAAGGATATAGAAATAGTAGTAGAACCACACTCAGTAAGTATAAAGGCTGTAACAGATGTAAGGGATTATAATGTCTACAAAAGATTTGAACAGACACTTGACCCTGAGAATGTAGTAGCTACTCTCAACAATGGCGTATTGGATATGAAAATCTCTAAGGAAGAGAAGTCCAAAGGGAAAACCATTAGCATTGAGTGAATCCTATAGTGACTGGATACAATCGCCTAAGAGCCAGAGAGTTTGGTTAGAAGACTCTATGACGGCTCTATGCCAATTCGCTTTTATATCTCCCATTCATAGAGTTAGACATTGGAATCAAGCTCAGAGACGTAGAGTTAAATGTTGGGCTAGAGATGGAGACTGTCTATTCTGTAAGAATAAAGTGCCTAAGATAGATGAATTTACTTATGGTTTATATCATAACAATTCTGAATATCAAGGTGGAGGAGACGTAGAAGTTTCATATCTATCAGCAACACTTGCTACCCATACACATTTTCAAAAGACGTTTTCTAAACTAATTGAAACAGCTGTTAACCCTACGGACATAGTGTTTGAAATAAAAAGAACAAAGATTAAAACCTCATCGGGTAGAGTTGTTAATGGTTATCATATTAATTCTACTGATATGGATGCCTTTGTTCAAGAAAAATTTAGACCGTCGCTTGTGAACAGTGAAGAACAAGAGTATCATTGGGTTGTTCCAGTAGAGATAGTTGAATTCTTAAAAGATAAAGAGGGTGAACCTATATCTTTAATAGATTTATTTCTACTACTTAAGGATAACTTTAGTGGTATAGATGAAAAAGATTTAAAAACCTATGCAGTTAAATTAGTTGATAATAATGTTCTCACACTGAGAAATGCAAGGGAGAAGTGGATATGAAGAAATATGAACTATATGATGTTACAAGATATTTCCATAATGTAAGGAAAAAAGATGGTTCATTGAATCCTATCTTAGGAGAAGATGAACTTGCTTTGACCAGTATCCTATCTTATTTATTAGAGGATACTAACTTTGTTATCAAAGCATATAGTGGAACAGGTAAGACTGTCATCATGGATGCTATCTTTGGATTGTTACCTGATGAGTTCTATCATACGATGGAACATTTATCTGAGACTGCTGTATGGTATGAGATGGACAAAATTAATCGTGCTAGATTTGTTGCCATACCGGAAGCCCAAAAATTACCCGAACCAGTAATGGAAGTGGTAAAGACTTGGGGTGATGGTAGAGCCGCACAAAGAAAAAGAACAGACGTAACCATCAAGGAAACAGTATCACAGACCTTAAACCCTAAATATGTATTCATGTGTGTGGCTGTGGAAAACACAAAGGGTGCATCTTACTTCGACGCAGAACTTGAACGTCGGTGTATGATTATGCACACTAATCCTACTGTTAAACAGACTGAAAGGGTAATCAAGCATAAACTAATGGATGCGGCTCTACCTAAATCCTTTCTTACGTCTATGACTGATGAAGAGATAGAAGGTTTGAGGAAACACTTCGTAGAACAGATATGTCAGAGGGATGATGATGATGCTTTAGAGCTAAAGAATCCCTGTGCACCATTCTTATTCGAAGCAATTCCTAGTGTTTTCCCTGTCTCACGTTCTAAGGTTCAATACCTTTTGAACTTAATCAATGCAGTAGCACGATTCTATCCAGATGAAATGTTAACAGTAGAGAAAGATGGTAAGAGATATGGAATAGTTACACCTAAACATAATTGGTTAGGCTTAAGGATATACCTTAACTCTTTTGTATCTGAATGTTTACATATGCCTAGTCATGGAACAGATATATTAAAACTGTTTCCTGATACAAGGTTAGATAAGTTTGGATTTGCAGATGGAGACACTGTAAGAATGACATCAAATGAAATTCGCAAGGCGGCTAAAGCTGCTGGTCTACCCTTTACTAAAGTGGACCCTATATTAGGTGCGTTAGTAATGACTGGTTTCTTAGAGATGGATGAAGATAAAGGTAAACGCTTTTATTATAAAAGTCCATTGATAACAGAGCCAGTAGCAAAAATAAATTGGAGTGATTTAATTGGAGAAACAGAAAAGTTTATGGCAAAGAACTGGCCTACCGTGGCTGTGGAATACATTGACCGCTTTTGTGGCGATATTGAAATTGTTGACCCGTTTACTGGCGACAACGTTGGGTTGGGTAAGAGAACAAAAAGGGCAACAGAAGTAGAGTCAACAGACTACCCTAAGATTTTTAAATCTAAAAGGGACTCAGAAATAAAAACATATAAAGCTTTCTTATTGGAAGCAGAAGGAGATTATAATGAAAAAGAATACGAAACAATCAGAAAACATTTCAACAAGAAAGGTTAAACTACCTACAAGGAACCAACAGTTCGCTGTGGTGATTGAAATGTCAGGTGGTTCTCGAATGAAAGCATTATGTGAAGATGGAAAAACACGCATGGTTCGTATTGGTGGTAAACTTAAACGAAGAATGTGGACAAGAATGAATGACCTTATAATAATTCAGCCGTGGCCTATACAGGAAGATAGTAAAGCTGACTTAGTATATAGGTATTTACCTACTGAAAGGAATTGGGTTATAAAAAGAGATATAATACCTGAGGAGTTGAATATATGGTAGAAGGAATAGAAGCAACGTATATGGATTTTACACGCAGAACTGCTAAATATCCTAAGCGTAGAGAAAAAGAATACCTAATGATAGGTTTAATGAACGAAGCAGGAGAAGTTGGTGGAGCTTTTAAGAAAGAAATAAGAGATAGAATAGATAACACTGACTTAATAATAGATGAGATGGGTGATGTATTGTGGTATCTCACGAGACTATGTGATGTATATAACATAAAGATATCAGATTTAATGTTAAACAATATAGATAAACTATTTCAAAGAATGACACCTGAACAACAAGAAGCATATAGAAATGGTTGAAATCAAAAAACTAACAGTATCTACGGATGAACAACGTCAAGGATGGATGGAGTTATTAAGAAGAGGTGCTCAGTATCATATGGATATGGCTGAAGCATATAAACCTGAAATTATAGGTGCAGATGATGATGTCTATAGAATACACATGGCTTGGAGTAATGCGATAAGTGACGCTATTTCTCTTATAGAAATGTGGGAAGTTGAAGGAGATGATGTAGAGATAATGTTAGACCCTACTGAAGGGAGAGCAAAGAATATAACACAGGAGGTTAAGGATGAAAGTTCCACTGATAGCGACGATTAATCAAAGAACTATTGATTTAAGAGATAGTAGTTTAAAGGTTAAGATATATAGGAATAGTGAAACCGAAGCTGTAAAATCTCCTTACAGACCATATTATTATCTTCCCGGTGAAGGAGGAGATGAGTATAAAGTAATTGCTTCAGATAAAACAGTTAAGTTATCTAAACATAATTACTTACCAAGTAGAGATATATTACCTCCTACTGCTTTATTTGAAGGTGGTAGGGAGGCTATACTAGAAAGGTTATTGATAGAACATCCTGACTTCTTTAGTCAGTTTCCTAATACAGATGATTTAAAGACATTGGTATTTGATATTGAGACTCATTCACCTGATGGTTCCTTTCCCTTTGGAGAAAAATATCCAGTGGTAGCTATTGGTATCGTTACAAGTAGTGGTGAGAGAGAAGTATTATTATGGGATGGTGAAGATGATAGAGATGTTATACTTAAATTTGCTGAATATATTCATGATTATGACCCTGATGTTATTGTAGGTTATAACCTCGTTGGGTATGATATACCTCAAATATTACATAGAGCTAGTTTCCATGGACTTAAAGGGTATAAAAAGATACTTAACAGAGATAATAGTGAGTGGGGTTGGGAGACCCCTGAGAACCAAAAGGAACTTAAGATGAACGCTGGAGGGCGCATAGTCCTCGATTTACTGCGCTGGACACGACTCGATTACTCCCTATCAGGCATACCCCGTGGCCTGAAGAGCGTGTCTAGGAACTTTGGTCTAGACCCTATCGAGCTTGATTTTGCCGATAAGGATTTATTAGACTATACTATGGAAGAGATACATGATTATGTATTAAGTGATGTAGATGCTACAATGTATTTATATAATCACTACTTCCCACAAATCCAGTATATCGCTGAGACTTTATGCGTTCCTCTGGCAACATATGTCAATGCTCCATCAAGTTATATTACCAAAATTTTACAAGGTAGGAGCTT